CCCAAGAAATCGGGCAATGGTTCGGGCGGCAGTTCGTCATCCGTCACCTACATATCGGGCATTGCCTCGGAGGCTGACCACGCCACACGTGCCGACAAGGCAAAGAAGGCAGAGGTCGCCGAGCAAGCCAACGTGGCTAACCGTGCCACCTCTGCACAGACCGCCAACTATGCCTCGAAGGCTGGAGAAGTGGACATCGAGAGCGAAACCCTGCAGAAGTTCCTCCGAAAGGATGATCCGGCCGAGGGAGAGGAAAACGTGGCAGAGGAAGTGCACCGAAAGGTGGACTTCAAGAAGGCTGCCGCCTTCCTGAAGGGATTCACCATCGCTGGCCAATTTGGGATAGATGAGTACGGCGATATGATACTGAACACCATCAGGTCGCTGGAGTACAACAACGCTGCCGAGCAAGGATTCTCCATCGAGAAGGAGAAGAACGGAAAGTACCATGCGTTCGTTACCAACCTCACCATCTGGGGCAAGGCGATATTCCACGAATTAGAAGTACGCAAGTTGTCTTATTCGGGAGGCAACATCTATCTGTCGGGGGCAGGAAGTAAGCTTGTCAAGGTTATACCTGTAAAGAAATCGGTATCTGACGGTGTGACGTCTTGGGTAGAAACAACTGCGGATGATACAGAATGTGTCGGCTGGAAATGCTATCTCTTAGCTGATAATGGCACTACTGCCACAATGAACTACTGGCAGGAGGACGACCAAGTGCGCTGTCAGACCATTGGCGAGATTACGGCTGGAGGAACATATCAGGATGCAAGTAACAAGAGTTACTGGCGTACTATTCCCAACGGTGGCGTATCTACACAGAATGAGAAGATTTATGGCACAATGACGGAAACTTACCTTGACGAAGCTGGCAAGGAGCAGACGAGAGAAGTACAGGTGGAATTGTATGGCGGTCAGTCGTTTGCTTGGATTGTCGTTGGCAAGCATTCCGAAGATTTAGATGGATATACTGATGAGGATAGTGCGCCTACCGAGACGAGAGGCATCCCTGCTGATGGCGACACAATCGTGCTTGATGGTAACAGACATCGTAATGAACACGGCGAGTATGATAAGACCGACAGGCAGAATGTGATTGTCCTCGAAACGACAGGCGAATATGCTCCTCGTATCGTTTGTTATGCCAATATCTCTGAGTATAAGCATACTATCACAAAAAGCGTGAATGGCAAGGATAAAGAGGTGTCTCTGTCTGTATTTGAGACCTCTCCAAAGGGAGGAACAAAAATCAACTCTTCACGTTTTGAGTGGATTTCTAATGATGGCAGCACTATCAATATCATCAATTATAGAGGTGACTGGGTAAAAGGAAATACTTATCATAAGAACGACCAAGTGAATCACAACAACGCCGTATGGGTATGTGTCGCCAACTCTGAGGAGAGCGTGATAGCAGAACCTTCCGATAGCTCGACCCAATGGAAAAAAGTCCTCTATGGAGGTAAAGGCGAGAAGGGTGATGATGCCGTTATCTACACCCTTGAGGCGTCACCGAGCTATATCAGACTTAATTCTGACGGAAGTATCGACTACACGAATGGATATATCGACAAGGGCGATGAATATGAGAGCGACAAATATCTTGTAGTTAGAGGCTATAAGGTGGTGAAAGGTGTGAGAGACAATCGCTTTTCAACGGAATCGAGTCCAGTTACCTTACGACTCACCATTAATGACGGAAGTGCGTATAGCGAATATACTCCATCTGACGGCGATTCTGTTTCCATCGACTTCGAGCCTAAGTACGAGGATAGCTATTACAGTATGTTGCAAGAGGTAAGTAATTCGGGGCTAAATTCGGTAAGAGTTGATCTGTGCGAGGGAAGCGAATATAATACAAGCAAAATTCTCGCTACCTGTGACATACCTATCATTCGGAACGGTAAGGATGGACAGAAGGGTGACCAAGGCGACAAGGGAGAACAGGGCAATAAAGGCGATAAAGGAGAAGATGGAGTTGACGGAACTAACGGTAAAGATGCAGTCTCAGTCCTTGTCGAGAACGCTCCGCTTGTCTTTGACACAAATGATGATGGAATCGTGTCTCCTGACATATCAAAGATTGCGAAGGTAAAGATAATGAGGGGAAACAGGAACGTTTCAGACGAGTGCAGCGATGTGTATTCGAGGGATGATATGTGCGTAAATTGTAAATGTGGTGTTACGCAGGAGAATGGATACATCAGCGTATCTATATCAAGCAACAATATCACAAAGAACGACGTGATTGTTGACGGCGTAAGCCACGGTAAGGTTTCTGCAACATCAGGATATGCGGTTGCGCAGGCTGCTTACGATGGGGTTACTTATTTTGCACAGGTTCCTTTCTCTGTTAACGTTGCTAAGTTTACTGGTGTCGTAGCATTCGACAATAATGGTTATAAGTCGCAGTTTGAAAAGGTGACAAATAGACTTAATGATACTGCAACCAAGGATGATCTGAAAAAGGCTGAGTCGGATTTCAAACAAACGGCAAGAGAAATTTCCCTCACCGTGAGCGAGAAGGCAATAGCAAGGCGCAATCTGCTTGTTGGTAGCGCATTCCTGCGTGAGGATAACAACTTTGGGCTATTCAGCGATGCAAGAATCGAGATGAACAGCGGCTATCAGAGAACTAACTGCATCAAGTGTATTGATGATACTACGGACGGAAAGACACGCTATCCTGGTGTATTCTGGGATGCCTCGCTAGGAGGTAAGAGTGTTAGGATAACAAAGGGTAAGAAGTATGTTATATCA